TGGACATTATAGACTCTGGACGAGTCTTTGTCCCAACATGTTTCCACACTTTGAAAGACGAACCTATTTCGATAGAGAAGAACAATGCGTGCAAGGTGCGTGTTTTTAACACGATGTCCTGTGCGTTTAACTTTCTTCTTAAGAAGTTTGTCGGACCGTTGGCTGCTTTTATGAAAGCGTTTCCGTGGTTTTTCGAGCAGGCGCTCGGTTTGGACATTGCGTCCATGTCGTGCGACGAGCTCGTTGACCATTTGCTTAAATACTCTATTGACCGTCTTGGCGACGGCGACTATGCAGATTACGATAACACTCTGCCTGTCGAAATGCGAGTAGCTGAAGCAAAATTTTGGCAAGAAGTTTCTAGGCTGTGTGGATATACTTCCAAGAACCAGAGCAGGGTTTTTCTCCTTGTTCTTAGTACTGGCATTACCATACGCTTTATCAAGAATGATTTACTTCTTGTCATTGGCATGAATCCTTCTGGCTCAGGAATTACTATCAACTCAAATAACGTGGGCAATTCGCTCCTGTTTCGAGTCGTTTACTTTGAGTCGGCGCGTCGCCACGGATTCGCAACGCCTCTGTCGTCCAAATATGCGAGTACAGACCTCATTAATAGTATGATGGTCCCTCAATTCAGGACGATGGTTGGCGCCGTTTTTATGGGCGACGACAATATTTACAGTGTCTCACCGCGGTGTACCTGGTTCGGTCATTTTCAGATCGAACAGATCACCTCTAGGGTTGGAATGAGCTATACTGCCGCTGACAAGTCTAAAGCTATAAACGTGAAATGGAAGAAGATTACTGACATCAACTTCCTGAAACGCACGTTTTGGTTTGATACTAAATTACAGCGGTGGAAAGCTCCACTTATCCTTGAAAGTATTGTGAAGATGCTCTCCTTTTGCGTAAAATCATCGAGTCTTTCGACCATTGATCATATGGCCGTGCTCATTTCAAACGCGAGGAGGGAACTTTACTATCACGGTGAAGAGACATTCAATTCTTGGGTACCGCTCTTGGAGGAGGCCGTGGACGTAGCGCAATGTCGCGTGAGTTCCATGTACCTTCCCCTTTCTTACGATGAGCTAGAACAAGCTTTCGTGAAGGGCACATTCCCTTGGGCCGAGGAACCAACTTTGTTGGCTCTTTTGGCAAA